TTAATGTGCGTTTACGCTTTTGGCAAAACTACATTGGCAGACCTCTGGCATTTAGCAATTACGGGCAAAGCAATATCTATATTGGACCAATTCCAGACGAAGCCTATCAGCTTGAAATTGATACGGTTATCTTGCCATTACCATTGGTAACCTCTAGTGAAGAAGATACAATTAAAGACCCCTATACCAGCTCGATTAAATTTTACGCAGCTTACCTAGCCAAGTATTACGAGCAAAGTTATGGTGAAGCTGAGATTTATAAACAAGAATACAACAAGCAAACTGCATCGGTACTTACTTCCGTATTTACCCGCAGAATCCCAACGCCTTATAGCTCACCCTACTAACCATGGCAGCAGCGGAACAGAAAAAGTCCTATGCCGTTATCAAACAGTTTAGAGGGCTAAACACCAAGGCTAACCGTACAGCCATTGATGAGAGTGAATTTAGCTGGATTGAAAACGCCCAGCCGATTGGGTACGGCAATGTCAAAATTATTCCTACTAATAGCAATGTGATGGCTGGCGCAAATACCGTTGTTTTTGCCAATACCGTAACCCATTTATCATCGGTCAATATTGGTTTAAATGATTATGTTGTTGCTTTTATGCAAAATGGATCAGCCCAGTTCTTTAATATCACAACCGACACTTTTGGAAATATTGCATCACCTGGCACATTTTCTGCTAGCGGTGTTCAGATTACCCAATGGAATAACGAGCGTATGCTCATCCTTGATCCTACCAAGGGTTACTTTAATTGGGATGGTAATAATGTTGTAACTATCGGTTCTGTCGGATTGATAGGAATTGTTAATCAAGGAACGGGCTACACCGAAGCGCCAACCGTTACTATTAACGCTCCAGACCAAACGGGTGGAGAACAGGCTAATGCAACAGCTACTATCTCTACAGCTAATGTAGTAACTTCTGTGGCAGTTGTCAATGCGGGTACTGGGTACACTAACGCTGCTAATTTAACGGTTACCTTTAGTGGTGGCGGGGGTGGTACGGGTGCTAATGCGGTAGCCCAATTATTTAACTTTCAAACTGGCACGCTTTCTTTAGTTGTTTCTAATGAAGGATCGGGCTACACCAACGCAGCCAATACCATTGTCACGATTTCAGGCGGTGGGGGTGCGGGAGCTACAGCCGTACCCATTGTCCTAGGCAATGTTGTTACTCAGGTCATTATGACCAACCAAGGATCGGGTTACACCAACGCTGCCAATGTGACAGCCACGGTGTCTGGTGGTGGTGGTAATGGCGCTGTCTTGCAAGCCATTGTTAATTCTGAGCCTAATGTGGGCATAGCGAGCTTCTCAGGGCGTGTTTGGATTGCGGCTGGTCGATCAGTCTATTACAGCGCTGCGGGGTCGTATAGCGACTTTACGAGCGTTTCTGCGGGATCGGTAACTTTGACCGATTCTACGCTGCATGGCAACATTGTCCAGTTACTTAGCGCTAACAACTTTTTGTACATTTTTGGTGATAACTCCATTAATGTGTTCTCGGATGTACGGGTAACCAATGCTGGTTTAACTTTGTTTACCAATACCAATGTGAGCGCATCGGTGGGTTCAGAGCTAAAAAACGCTATATTCCCGTACTTCCGATCTGTTTTATTTATGAATGACTATGGGGTATACGCCCTAGTCGGATCAACCACCTCTAAATTATCTGATCCCCTAGATGGGGTTTTCCCGAATGTGGACTTTAGCAACCCTGTTTATGCGGGTCAAGTGCTATTAAACAACATTTTATGCGCTGTATTTAACTTTAGATATAACGATACAACCTTCACAAACAGCTATCGGTATGTTCAGGCTGTGTTTTTTGAGAAAAAATGGTTTATATCCAGCCAGGGCAACGATCTTAAATACATTACTTCTGTGCCTGAAGCTGGACAAATTAAGTTATACGGGGTTTCAAACAATCAATTAGTGCAACTTTATAGCGACACTACTAGTCTTTTAACTTCCCGCATTCAAACTGCCTTGTTACCGTTAACTGATCCGATTCGCACCAAGCAAGCGCTTAAATTTGGTATTGAAGCTACTCTTTCTGCGGGTGGTGTATTTGATGTAACGGTAGATTCAGAAATTGGGTCTAGCTCCCCGTATGTTTTGGGCAATTTTGTGACCTGGTTTAACAATTCCAATGTCACAATCCCTTGGATAAATAATAGTTCTACAGTAATATCATGGGTATTTACTAATGGTTATTATTTATACAAGTCAGATGCTCAGCAATGGGGTAAATATTTAGGGTTAACCATGACATCCAATTCAGCGGGTTTTGTGGTTAATACATTTGAACTTGAACATGAATTGAGAGTGAGGTTCTAAAAATGCCAGTACCATATACATTCGGCACAGCGACAACTTCGATCCCGTTATCGAACCTGGATGCCAACTTTAATACGCCAGTTACCATCGGATCGACCACAGTAGGTCTTGGAAACACGACTACTACTTTAGCTGGATTGTCTAATGTCAGCACAACATTGTTGGTGGCTACTACTGCCAATATAACCACACAAAATGTTACAACATCTAACCTTACTAATCTAACAGTTACTAACGATGCAACTATCTCAGGTCTTACTGTTGGTAAGGGTGGTGGTGCTGTAGCTAGTAATACTGCAATTGGTAATAATGCTATGGCGGCTACCGCTACTGGCACAAATAATACTGGCGTTGGAATTAATGCTTGTAATGCCTTAACATCAGGAATACAAAATACCGCTTTAGGTGCTTATGCTTTAAATGTAACAACATCTGGCTCATACAATACTGGTGTTGGTTTAAATGCAATGTCCTCAAATACAACTGGTGCTAATAATGTGGCTGTTGGTGTAAGTGCATTATCTTTAAACACCACCGCATCAGGTAACACAGCAGTAGGTTATCAAGCTGGGTATTCAAATGTAACTGGTGTTCGCAATGCGTTTTTTGGATACTTGGCTGGATATGCCAATACCACCACAGATAATACATTTATTGGGTATGAAGCTGGTTTAGACAACACTACAGGCGCAAACAACACATTTTTTGGAACTCGTGCCGCAGAAAATAACACTACTGGTGCAAGCAATACTGCTCTTGGAACTGAGTCGCTACAGACAAACACTACTGGTGGATTTAATGTAGCCATTGGTCGTCAAGCATTAGCAGCTAACACCACCGCATCTAATAACACAGCAGTAGGTTATCAGGCTGGTTACAATGTAACAACAGGTGCAGACAATACTTTAATTGGCACTAATTGTGGAAATCGAGGAACAAATAACTTAACTACAGCAAATTACTGCGTAGGAGTTGGGTTAATTAACTTCGGCTCTGCTACTGCTGACTATCAAATAGTTATTGGAACACCAGGCTCAATAGGTAAAGGCGGTTCTACTGGCTATATAAATCCGCAAGGTGGCGGTATGTATCAAGGTAATAACTCATCTAGCTGGTCTACCACTTCTGATCGCAGACTTAAAAAGAATATAGTTGACAACAACGAAGGTTTGGATGTAATTAATCAAATCAAGGTACGCAACTTTGAATATCGTTTGCCTGAAGAAGTTACAGAACTGCCAGAACATACTGCAATTCAAAAGTCAGGGGTTCAACTTGGTGTTATCGCTCAGGAATTACAAGAAGTATGCCCAGATTGCGTTAAGCAAGAGTCAACTGGCGTTCTATCGGTAGATTCAGACAATATTTTCTGGCACATGGTTAATGCAATTAAACAATTAAAAGCAGAAGTAGATTCACTAAAAGCACAACTTAACAAATAGGAATAGATATGACTGAAATCACCGCAGAAGAAATTGCTCGCCACCTGAGTGCAGCTATGGACAGCGTAAACCTTATCAATGCTGGACAGCCTGAAGATATGACTGACGAAGATTGGGCTGATACTGTTGCTCGGAACAAAGAGCATCTTAAGATTATGCTGGCTAAAGACTTTTGGACTAATGAGAATCTAAAGCCATTGCAAGATGCAAGTAAGTAATTTTTAACAAGGGGATAAACATGGAAATTAAATTAACTTTAGATGTAAACGCTGTGAATTATATTTTGCAAAC